ATGTTTGCTCACCCATCTTGCTGCTCCTTAGTTTCTTCTTCGATACCTTTTGCCACATCAATCATGCGAACGCAGATCGCGTATATCCAGGAGCGCATGGATCGCATGATTGATGTGGCAAAAGGTATCGAAGAAGAAACTAAGGAGCAGCAAGATGGGTGAGCAAACATCAGAACTGGGCAAACAGCTCATGGATTTTATGGAAGAGATCACCATGGAAGTGGTGCAACGTGGCGGGATTCACGACATAACAGACGAAGAATTACAACAAATGTTTGATGACATTGGAGGGAAACACAATGGCGACCATGCAAATTCCTGAGTGGGCAAGACGGCATCACTACTACTGGCACTCAAACCCAAAGAGCAAGACGCGGAGCAAGACGCTTTTCGATAAGTGTGTGATCCGCCCCAAGGTTAAGAAATGTTGGGAGATCGTGAAGGGAGACCATGCCACACCCGAAGATGTCGAGGATGCATGGAAAACAATCTACCGGCTTGATCCAACCTACAACAAATCAGACAACGCCAACATGCTTGGCGGTAGAACTGTCCAGTCAGCCTGTGACCAGATATTGCTTGAGCGCAAAGACCCTGCCCAAGTGCTTGATTGGGCGCATGGCGTGTTTATGTCCTATGTACCAAGAGACTGGGACGGCGGGACAGATGCAGACAAGTGGACGAAGTACATGGAAGAGTTGCCAGACATCATCCGAAATTCAGTCGAGGGTTTGAAAGAGGCGATGCACGGCACGAATATCTTTGGCGAGACTGAACTGTACGGCAAACTGCCACACAATCAGCTAGGCCATAAGAACTTGCCAGACTACGCCGGTGTGGGCGACCTCAAAACCAAGTGGTCACGTTTGAACTCGCGGAGCAAGTCAGGCTTTGCAGCCAACAGCCTACCCAAAGACCTCTCAGGACGCTTTGAGATGGCGAACGTCTACCAGGTAGCAGGTGGTTGGTACATCAACGGCAAGCAACCTGTTTGGTTATTATATGTAAACAAAGACGACTATCGTTTATTTAATGAAACAAACTGTGACCAACTGCAACCTGAGTTTCTTGAAGAGGTTATCAAAGATACGTCAATGCATCACAAGGTGACCGAGAAGATGCTACTACTCGCAGACAATACCAGTGACCTCATGGAATTGGTGTCGCCTGAGTGGGACGAGCTGTGTTGGCAAGAACCACCAGGCTATCTGGAAGAAGCGCATCGGATGTTCAAGATATGAAGATCATCATTGAGCAGCTACTGGCTTGCACTGTAATGATCTGCTTGTTTACTGCATTTCTGATGCTGAGGGACTACATATGAAAGCAAAAATACGAAACATACTTGAGGAGTGTATCGAGTCAGGAGTGGCAAAAGGCTATGCAGACGCGCACAAGTACAGGGATGATCCTGCAGAAGACTACATCTACGAGCGCATCGAATATGCAATTTGGCTTGAGATCGACGAACGGTTTGATTTCGAGGAGAGCGCATGAGCTTCGATAGAAAACGCATTCATGAACTTGAAGACCGAATCAAGGAGCTGATAGAGGCACTTGAGGAGGCAGTCTATTTGCTCAATCCAACCGAAGAAGACATACAGAAGAAAGCGGGCGTGTATCGGGTTGTGACTGCGTTAGAGAAGATGAAGGAGAAAACACGAAATGGCTCATATACGGCGCATATCGCCGACTAATGAGAACTCTATAAACCACAGGAGATAACCATGGAGCATAAACAGGTCATGTCGCGTGTGAGTGACCTCAACAAAACACACGGAGTCACCCAGAGGGGCGGCAAGAAATACACCCAGGTGGTGCATCGCATGGAGGCGTTTCGTGAGGCGTATGGTTTAGCCTATGGCGTAGATACCATGTGTATACACGACGATGGGCAGCGCGTTGTAATGAAGGCAATCATTACCGGCGAAGATGGCGTGATTATCGGCTCTGGATTCGCCGAAGAGATCAGAGGCCAGGGCAACGTGAACAAGACAAGCGCACTGGAGAACTGCGAGACATCCGCAGTTGGGCGCGCACTGGCATCAATCGGCTTGTCTGGCGGTGAGTATGCATCAGCGAACGAGATGGATGGTGTTGAGCGCAAAACGGAAGCGCAGAAAAGTGGGTCACAACCACAAAACTACGCGCAGAAAATGGTGGAGCAAGTAGAGAGGCCAAGCGAGAGTGGCAAGTGGGCGCAATGGGGCAAGCAAGCATGTGACGAAATCAAAGCCTGTACCGGTAAAGTTGAATTAGAGACATGGAAGCAAGCAAACCTTGATAAACTAAAGGGTCTCAAGAAAGCCGCGCCTGCCGCAAATGATATCGTGTTGGGGGTATACAAACAAAAAGATGCTAGTTTTCGTAACCACCCGCAGCCAGCTCAAGGCGGAGTACCGGAACCTGATCCAGAACCTGCTATCCCACCCAAATATGCAGACGACGAAATTCCATTCTGAAACTAAGGAGACACAGCAATGTCACAACCACACTTTGGAAACTCAAAACTCAAACTCAAAAACACGCTGTACGCGGAGAACCATGGAGCACCTAAAGAATATCAAGTCTCTGCTTGGTTGAGCTTCAACAACGGATGGGATGATGCAAACAATCGCCCAGTGCCGATGACAGCAGATCAACAAGCGTTAATCAAAGGCGTGTACGAAGACTTGGCGAACATGGGTGTCGAGTTGCAGATGACGCTCAAGGATCGCAACGGTACTGATCCGAAGCAATGGCCTATCGCGGGACGTATGCGTCTGTTCGTCAACACCAAGGACGATTCATCTAACAATTCAGCATGGTGAGTAAATGATTACAGCACAAGAAATTCTAAAAATGATTGAACTCAATAACCAAGAGATAGCAGAATTACCAGTCAATAAGCGCAGAGAGTTGGGAGCTAGGCATGGCTGGAAGGGCTACACGCGGAGTACGACGAGGCACTCGCAATCTTACAGCAAAGCACGCGAGGAGCTTCAACAGGTCAGCGGTTCACGTTGATCGCAAAAATGCTATGAAGCAGGGCTATCAGAAGCACAAGGATGTGCTTTCTGATTAAGCCTTGGCTTTGTTTCTCGCACTGATTGCAGCAGCTTTCTTGCGAGCATCAGCCTTACTGGATGCACCCCATGCACGGAGAGATAACAATAAACGTGTAGGGTCTCCATCTTCGTCACGCTCTGGGCCTTTCATATTGCCCATCCGCGCAAGGAAAGAAGCCCGACGCGGACTGTCGCCAGACTTCACAGGACGTTTCAGGTCACTACCAGGATTCGCCTTTTCGTAAGACCGACGACCCTTTTCATTGAGACCGCCACTTGCGCTCTGGCCTTCTTTGCGCTGCCATGCAGGAGTCTTCGCCATTACGCTTTCCGCTTACGCAGTGCTTTGAAATCAGCACCAGTGATTTGGTTGCGCGGCTCTGCTGCACTCGCAATCTTGCGCTGACCAGATGACATGTTGTTATCGCGGTTGCGACTCATCATGCTTTTCTTTTTGCCTTTGCCATATGCCATTACGATTTACCTTTCTTTGCTTGCTCTACCTTTTGGAGCGTCCCATAGACATACGCCTTTTGACGCTCACCCTTCAGGCCCATTTCCTTTGCGCGTTTCATCAAACTGCGCTCAAGTTTCTTAGGCATACTTGCTCCGCTTGAATGCTAGATAATCCGCCGCCTCTTCAAGATCGGCAAAACACTGCACAAACTTCGATTCATTTGTTTCGTTTGGATCAATAATAACACCGATGGAGTGACCATGCTGTTGCTCTTCGTAGCCCTTCGTCAGCGCATAGTGGTCAAAGAACTTGTAACCACGCGCTCGTGCCAGCCATGGGCAAGTACCTGACTCTGGTAGCTCAATGTGCGACAACGCCCAGTTGTGCCGATGACCGGCAATGTACAAGTGTGCGCTTGATAGAAACTTTGCCATCTTCATATTGGCGTGTAGCGGATTCCACTGAGAGTGACCAGGAAAATCATGGCTTGCGATAAACCGCATGGCTCTGCCGTTCTTGAATTGAAGCTCAACACGCGCAGTCCAATCCTCTTGTAACTGGTGGCAGCCTTTCATCCACTGCACGGGATCAGACGCACCAGACCACATATCGTGATTGCCGTTGATAATCAGCATGAAGTTGGCCTCACGGACAAACCACTCAGTCAGTTGCCATGCCTGTGATTGTGTCGTTTCCTGATCCGCATACAACCGAGCCAGTCTACCTACCCAGTTGTTCGTCGTGTCGCCGATGTTAATCGAGCGCATACCAGATGTTTTTTTGATGATGTCGAGGTGACGTTTGAGCGTAGGCCAATCGCAACCAGGATCATCAATGTGTGGGTCGCCAAGAAACGCGAGACCAATAGGCTTGTCTGTTTCAACCTTAACCGGTATCCAACGTCTCGCTTCACGGGCCTTACGCTTTCTCTCAAACGTAGACACCATGCGATCAATCAGCTCATCAACTGGGGTCTCTTCGGATGGTAATACTGGGGTAATGAATGGGTCTTTGTCGAGGTCTTGTTGCTCAAAAACCTGTCGTGCTTCGCGCAGCCTGTCGTGAAATGTTGTTTTTGGTAAGCCCAAGGCATCGGCTGCTGCTCGCTCTGATCCAAATGCTTGATATGCTTCGTATGCGTCACGCAAGTCATCTATAAGGCGCGGCATTTATTCCTCCTGGAATACTCCCGTTTTTAACTGTTCTACCAGTTCAGGGCCACGCAATCCGACTTGTTGATACCACAAACTGTCCATCAACTCGTCTGCCGCTTTATCCCATGCGCCAGCTTCTGCGGCCTTCAGCATCTTCTTGAATCCTGATAACCTGGGCCAACCCAAATTAAAACATAGATTTATGAAGGTTGCCTTACGCGCGTCATTAAGTTTGTTCCACCAAGGTATGTTTTTATTGAGTTCGTCTATCACAATGTCGATGTCATTATCGAGAAACATCTCTGCTTCGATGGTGCTGATACCACGCGCATCTGTGAGCAGCCTACCTACGCCAACAGTCGGGTGACCAACAATGGTGTCGCCTTGCTCTAGTGGCTTTCCAGTCGCGTCGTCATAGACAGCCAGACGCAAGCCTTCGTGACGGGTCAGTTGTTTTTTTGTTCTTTCAAGATTCATGTGCTCACCTTTTAACATTTTTTCGACATAGCGATGCTGAAGTGCTTACTTTTTAAGTTTTTCTTAACAAGTCAGAGTCGGCTTTACGCGCACCGCCCTTGCCACTGATGAATGACTTAACGCGCCCCATTGCCCACTGGTGAGCCGATACCTTAGGACGCGAGCCAGATGAATAGTACGCACCCAGTCCACGCTTATATACTTTTTTTAGTATAGACTCGCTCATGCCTCTGGTTGGCACACCCTTAAACTCAGCCACGACTACGCTCCTTTGAAATGCGATCCATCTCTGCCTTGGTTAGCGTCCCAGCACGATACTTTGCTGCTGTCCGCTTAATCTCTTCTCTACGCTTCTGAGGGTTTTTTGCACCACTCGTGTACTTTACCGGCACACCATCTTTCTTTGGCACTTCCGCAAACCTACGCATGACTGACTTTCTCATTTCTTTACCATCTCCATGATGCCCTTGCCTGCCTTTACACCAAAGCTCGCCAATACAATCACCATCAGTATTTCGTGATACCAAGCTGGCAAGGTAGCGAGTGCGTCAAAGCCTTTTTGTATATGCGGAACCGCACTTGGTATAAAGGACAAGATAAGCGGGATACTGAACACAAGCGTAAGCCATTCGTCTTTCCAACTGTTCTTGCTGGCTTCTGCCATAATGCGCTCCCAATCCGCAGTAGATTGCGCTGCTGTTTTCAGTGCGGTTGCTTTCGCCTCTGCTGTGGCTTTGGTTGATTCCGCCTTGCTCTTGACCCATGTACCTGCCAAGTCCGTGATAGCTGTGAGCAAGCCAAGCATTATGCGCCTCCAATGTTGTGATCCGTCTGGATACAGATTGCTTCGTAGTTTATTTTAGGTTGCGGAAAGTTACTCAGAGTGCTCTCGCGCGCCTCAAAACAAACCTCCATTGTGGGAAACGGGCCGCGAGGCGCAACCAAATACCGGTCAGCCTCTAGCACGATTACAAATAGCATCCACATAGCTCACCCCTTGGCTGTCGATATAGTCCACAAAAATGTTGCGATAATTACACCCGATGCAACTATGCCACCGATAATTACGGCAATGTCCTGATACATTTTAATCTTGCGCTGCTTCTCACGCACCGCTTTTAGCTTTTCCTGTCGCGCCGCTTCTCGCCGATCTTGCACAAACTTCTGGTAACCATCCCAATGACCAGTCCATTTCAGCGTCTCGACGATCTCTTTCCACTTCTCCTCTATCTCTACGTGTTTCGCG